TGCAATTCAAACAAAAGTTTGCTAGGGGCCCTGGGAAACTACCTACAAACCCGATTCGCTAGAAGAATCCTTCATAACAGCGAACCACGGGCCCCCGTCCAGTGTTAGCCATAGAGGTCTGCCCTCGCGGAAATTTTCTTGGTTGAGTGACTTTTTATCATAGCCTCGAGTTGGTTACCGCTTTCACGTTGAATCAACCCCCTAGGGAAACAACCCATATTCCGAAGTCAGGACTTACTATTTGCCCCCTCTGTACTGGATAAATTATAATAAACCGAGTGCGCATCCACACCTCCCACACTTCAGGCCCTTACGAACCGGTCATCACTTGGACATTCCAAGTTACACCTGCTTTTATTTTCGTCGTTAATCCTGATGCAATCCTCCATCCATGCGGATGTGAACTCACAAGCGGTTTACCCATCAGATTCGCCCTGATGGAAGGCGGAGAAAGTCTTACAACTAACTTTTAATTGCTTTCTCTAAAATAGTACCTATACATGTAATCTTTATAAAGATCACTGTATGAATAAAGTATAGGTGTGATACCACGCTGCCGCAAATAGCGGTTAAGCTTAGCAAGAAATGCATCATACGTCTCCTTACCATGACAGAAAACAATACGAAGAGCATCAATCGAGTTCAACATGAATTGTTCCAAAGGATCTTCTTTTGCTCGACACCAGTATAAAAGATCATTAGCAATTTCGATATCCATTTTTCGTAGATATATTCCCGAATGCAGATGATTCCAGGTCGATTTTAGGAATGAACAATGCCAAATATCTTTACTCTCTTTAATCTCCTCGATTTTGCTTCCTGAAGTAATAGGGTACCCGATTTCCGAATACATAGCTGCTATAGTTTGACCATTAACCAAATGTTTAATGTCATCCGAGAAACTAATAATGATATCATCACCATACACTAAAAAACTTACATAATACATGAGAGCATCTAAGCTCTCAAATTCCCTATGCCCATGCACCAATAGTAAATAAACATAAATGAATAATAATATGTGCGAGGAAGTATTCATCTCAGCGGTTCCAGGAAAACCACTAATCATACCCCTCGACTTTAAATATACCCAGCGCTCAAATTGGATAAATGAATTCTGAACTCCTAGAAGGATGGTGTTCAAAGCTCTTTGATCCCGAGGATCGAGATCAAGAAATGACGAGACTACCTCGCCCGCTCCATAAAAAAGTTCAGAATTTAAATATCCATCCCAATTGCTAACATCAAAGTCAACAACATTCGGGTGGCGATCTAGGTATCGAAACGCATTAGTCCAATCTGGACCTTCAGGATTCATACCAGGACAAAATGGGAAACTCCCATCTGCTGCCCTATGCATTGCACTCCAAAAGTCCAAAGTTAAGTATCGCCATGCCATTATATAATACATGTTCATACAGACTACAGTCCGTGTCTTGGGTGGTGAGTGTTGTGTTCCCAAAGCCTTGTCACGCGGACGCAACTCGTCTTTGGGGAAATCATACGCTAAAGCATATGGTATCTTTGACTCAGTTAGGTCTTGATAAAACTGTTCAAATTCCTCAAATAGCCCTTCTCTTACGAAATCCAGCTCCCCCTCTTCATTAATATGAAAGTG